CTGTATACACACATCAATGGAGCACTATTATGTCGGTTGCGTATTCCCAAGCACAGAAGCAAAAGTATAGAGTGACACTGGAACTTGATGTTCTTAATGACTTTGACCCACACAATATGGACTGGGCAAAAGTATTTAAGTTAGAACCAGCAGAGCACTGTGAGGCATATGTAGAGGATTTAAGTACCCCCGACAGATGGTAATATGCTATAATTTTACACCAAATAGGAGTATTTTTATTTCGTTAACATAAAGCATACATATTAGACCCTTTATGTTAACGAAATGAGAACCCTTGAATATAGTCATCTTGGGGAGAAGGTTATTATTAGAGTCGCACAAAAGACTACAAATATCTTATCGCAACTGCAAAACCTTATGCAACAGTTAGAAGAGAACGGTAAGGATAGTTGCGAGGTAATATCAACAGCCCTCAGTAATATCGAAGAAACTTTGAGTGATTAAACATAAGTGATAGTTTAAGTGATACTATCAGTGTATCAGTGATCACTTGAGTGCTTAAGTATAAGTGATCATTTAAGTGATTCAGTGATAATACAAGTGCTTCTTAAGTGATACTATCAGTGATCATTTAAGTGTTTGAGTGATACTATGAGTGCTTAAGCATAAGTGATACTATCAGTGTATCAGTGATCACTAAGTGACACTGAAACGACAGTGTTTTGCCGGTTCGTTGTTATTTTTATGGGGGGCGTTGCGGTTAAAAACCCTCCACTACCCTAACCTACACTGTATGTCTTTTTCGATCTATGTATCCCTTCCATATAAAAAATTCTCCCAGAAATGAGAACGCATAAAACCAATTTCAGAAAAAGATCTCCCTACTGGAACTTCTTTAGAGTAGTTCTTGCAGGATGGATGATTAGGTATCCAAAACAAACAGTCTTTGTGCCCCTTGGATTTTTATTAGTTCTTATATATAATGCTGTTGTGAAATAAATCATGGCAAAAAAAATCCCCAGTAAAAAATAATGTATAACACTGAAAAAATATACCACATATATGCAAAGGATAAATGTTTATTTCACTCAATTAAAGAAGAAGAATTTCATACTACATGGAACACTATAAAAGGTATGGTTGGCATTATCAAAACTGACTATAGTATTCAAGATTTATCATATGAAGAACTTTCTTTAAATAAAGAAATTATATTAAGTTCTTCACACTAATATTCCATATTGACAATACCTATATAAACTGTTAAAATTGAAATGAAGGTTGACTAAATTTTTATGGCAAAAGGATTCACTGTAAAGGCATCAGCACCAAGAGCATCTACACCAACAGAAGATTGGGACTATGGTGCAATTAAAGAAAGAATGAAAGGAAAGAGCATTGTATTCTGTCTTCCAGGACGTGGATGCTCTTTTATATTTCTCAAGGCATTTGTACAACTTTGTTTTGATATTGTACAAAATGGAATGAGTATTCAAATATCACAAGATTACTCATCAATGGTAAACTTTGCACGTTGTAAATGTTTAGGTGCAAATGTATTAAGAGGTCCTAAGCAAGTTCCTTGGGATGGAAAACTACAATATGATTATCAACTATGGATTGACTCGGATATTGTCTTTGACACTAACAAGTTTTGGCAACTCTGTGATATGGCACTGCCTGCCGAAGGTGATGAAAAAGAAATCGTTGGTGGTTGGTATGCCACAGAAGATGGGCACACAACATCTGTTGCACATTGGTTAGAAGAAGATGATTTCCGCAGAAATGGTGGTGTGATGAATCACGAAACTGTTGATAGCATTTCAAAGCGTCGGAAGCCCTTTACTGTTGACTATACAGGATTTGGTTGGGTACTGATTAAGAAAGGAGTATTTGAAAATCTTGAATACCCTTGGTTCGCACCTAAGATGCAAGTATTTGAATCTGGTGCAGTTCAAGACATGTGTGGCGAAGATGTTTCATTCTGTCTCGATGCAAAAGAGAAAGGATTTGAAATTTGGTGCGATCCTCGCATTCGTGTCGGACATGAAAAGACTCGTATTATTTGATATAGGAGAAATATATGGCAAATCGTAGATCGCTGAATGGATCAGAAAGTGTTGAGTCTCATCCCAAAAATACTCGACAGGGTAATGGAAAGCACACAAAATATACTGCAACCAGCAGAAACAATGCACGAAAACCTCGTAGAGGACAAGGTAAATAATCTTTCAGGGCATCTCGTTATGAGGTGCCTTTTTATTGCTTGTGTGCCCTTATAGATACTTATGAGAGGCGCCTTCGTCTCTCGCAGGAAGTTTGAATTGAACCATAAGAATATAAAAAAAGATAACTAGTATTAACATGTCTTGTCTAACGTCTTGCAATGGGCAATGAAGACGAATATTTTTGGAAAACTGCACAAGAGCGGGATAGCAACCCCGTAAAAAGTTCTGATTTAACCAATCAGGAGCAAACAAATGGGACAACCCTCGGATAGAGACAAGGATTACATGAAAGAAGTGTGGGGAACTACAAAATTGATCACAGATTACATGGTAACACCACCAAAAATGCTTCGTGAGATTGCAAATGATGATTTAACACCAAAAAAGCATGATTTTGTGACTCAAAATGAACTTCATGAGAAAATTCGTAACGATGATGACTATGATGACTGGGAATATGGGGCAGAACCATTATATGAGTCAAAAAACTATAATAAATAAAATAGATTTAGAGCATTAAATGCCTTTAGAAAGGATAAGTCAAGGTTTTAAAGACATTAGCATGTCCTTTCAGGTTAATCCCCTGAATCTAGACTTAATTGCTCTAAAAAATGAAACTGCGATTGCTCGTTCAGTTCGTAATATTGTATTTACTCTTCCAGGAGAAAAATTCTTTGATTCAAATTTTGGATCTAGAATTTCAAACTCTCTTTTTGAAAATGTAGATGAAATTTCTGCATCAATCATTCGAGATGAAATACGAAATTCAATCACAAACTATGAACCACGAGTTGAATTGATTGATGTTCAGACAACTCCTGATTATGATAATGCATCATTTGATGTTTTAATTCAATATCGAATTATTGGTGCAGATGTGTTGCCTCAGCAACTTGAATTTGTTTTGCAACCTACTCGGTAATTAGGTAAATGCCATTAGTCAATTTTACGAATCTGGATTTTGACCAGATTAAGACAACTCTTAAAAACTACTTAAAAGCCAATTCCAACTTTACGGATTATGACTTTGAGGGATCTAATCTCTCGACAATTCTTGATGTTTTGGCATACAACACTTATATCACTTCATATAATGCAAATATGGTTGCAAATGAAGTTTTTATTGATAGTGCAACACTCAGAGAAAATGTTGTTTCACTTGCAAGAAATATTGGATATGTTCCAAAGTCAAGAAAGGCAGCAACATCAACAGTTAGTTTTTTTGTAGATACTTCGAACATCACTCCACCTCCAGTATCACTTACATTACACAAGGGACCAATTGCAAGCACTTCTGGGTCCTTTGGTAATCAATCATTTGTATTTTCAATACTCGAAGATATTACAGTTCCCGTTTTCAACAATATTGCATCATTTGATGAAATTAAAATTTATGAGGGAGTTCTTTTAACTAGTAATTTTACATATAATCCTAGAAATCCAAATCAAAGATATATTCTTCCAAACTCTGGAATTGATACTGATTTGATTTCTGCAATTGTAAGGCCAAATGAAACCTCTACAATATCAGTTAAGTACAATCTTCAGAATAGTTTGTTTGGTGTAAATTCAGAATCAGAGGTTTATTATATTCAAGAAATTGAAGATGAAAGATATGAATTAATTTTTGGTGATGGTGTTTTTGGAAAAGCACTTGATGACGGGAATTATATTCAGGTTTCTTATATTGTATCAAATGGTGACAGTGGAAATGGAATCAGTCAATTTACATTTTCAGGAAGACTTTCATATACTCGAAATTCAATTACATATAATATTACTTCGGGTATTTCTTTACTTTCAACAGGTTTAATATCTTCAGGTGGTGAATCCATTGAACCAGTAGAATCGATTCGTAAATTTGCACCGAGAATTTATGCATCTCAAAATCGGGCACTTACATCTAATGATTATGAAACTTTAATTCCTGCAAAAATCTATCCAGAGACAGAATCTATTTCTGTTTTTGGTGGAGAAGAATTAATTCCTCCACAATACGGAAAAGTTTTTATAAGTATTAAACCAAGAACAGGAGATTTTTTACCAAATTTAATTAAGGAAAATATTAAATTAAAATTGAAACAATATGCAGTTGCGGGAATTGTTCCTGAAATTTTGGATCTAAAATATCTCTATTTGGAAGTAATTTCGAATGTATATTATAATTCAAATTTAGCACCAAGTGCATCTAACATATCAAGTATAGTTCAATCAAATGCTCTTAAATATGCAGAATCTACAGAACTTAACAAATATGGTGCTCGATTTAAATATAGTAAATTTTTAAAAATTATTGATGATAGTCACGATGCAGTAACATCGAATATTACAAGAATTCAAATGAGAAGAGATTTGCGTGTAGTTCTAAATTCTTTTGCAGAATATTCAATCGGATTTGGAAATCAATTTCATATTGATAGTATGAATGGATATAATATTAAATCTACGGCATTTAGAGTATCTGGAATTCCTGGGCCAGTTTATATATCTGATATTCCAGATACAAATAGAAACACTGGTTCTATTTTTATTTTCACTGTTCCAAATATTTCTTCTGTAAATCCAACGATTATAAAAAGAGGAATTGGAAGAATTGATTATATAAAAGGAATTATAACATTAAATCCAATTAATATCACATCTGCAAAAATCAAAGATGGTCAATCAACAATTCAAATTTCAACAACTCCACAATCAAATGACGTGATTGGATTACAGGATTTGTATTTGCAACTAGATATTAATAATAGTATATTTGAAATGGTAATCGATGAGATTTCATCTGGATTGGATCCATCAGCATCAAACTATATTGTAACTTCAAGCTATAACAACGGAAATTTGGTAAGAGTGTAAAATGACAGAAAAAAGAATTCAATTCAGCAACATTGTTAAAAATCAACTTCCAAATTATGTAATAGAAGAATTTCCATTAATTTCTGAATTTTTATCACAATACTATATTTCTCAAGAATTTAAAGGGGCTCCTGCAGATTTAATTCAAAATATTGATAGGTATGTAAAAATTGATGAATTAACGAATCAAACAGATTCTACAGTTCTTGGACAAGATATTTCATTTTTTGATACGACTATTGTTATAGATCAAACTGGTGTTGGAATAGAAGATTTTCCAGATTCTTATGGTGTTTTGCAAATTGATGATGAAATTATTACATATACAGGAAAAACATCAAGTTCTTTTACCGGTTGTGTTAGAGGATTTGTTGG